ACTCAAGCCGTGGATGATTCATATCGGAGAGACTGCGGAGAAAATTATTCAAGACGGATTCACCAGTTGTGGTTTCGGTAAGTGGAAACCTTCGGACATGACGCACAAGAAAGTAGCGATGACGTTGGTGGAGACGCAGCAGCTTATGGAATCCATTTCCTCAGAGGTGAAAGACTAATGGGACTTGGGCCTTTACAGAACGCGAATACCGTGCCGCTGAACCTGAATCCAGGTACGTTGCCAGATCCGTCCGGCTCGATGCTTGACTACATGGAGCAGCTCACCGTAACGCAGATCACGAAGACCGTGGTTAATTTCCAGAACGTTGAAGTTCCGGTGACTACCACCTTCTACGGAGTGATACAGGAATTGACTCCACAGCAGTTGATGATGAAGCCTTCTGGTCAGCGGCAGTTCACATGGAGAATGATCCACACCTTTCCGACCGTCGTGCTGAATCCAGACGATGTGGTGATTTACCAAGGCGTCCAGTATCGAGTGATGTCGAAGAGCGACTGGACCAAGTGCGGTTACATTCAATACGACTGTATGCAGGATTACACGGGGAGCGGGCCGTGAGCCTGTCACTTATCCAAATAGTCACTGCAATTTCGCCCAATTTGCAGGCGTCCTTTGGCGCTTCGGGAGGCACCCCACCCTATGTCTTCTCGGTCGAGCCGGGCGGCGCTGGAGGGACCATAGACCCATCCACCGGCATCTACACCGCTCCCGCAGTGACCGGGGTTGACACTGTTGAAGTGACTGATGCCACGACCGCTACCGCGGCTGCCATCATTGGCGTGTGCAATCCGCTGGAGTTGTTCTGCGATATCATTGCCAACCAGATGGGGCTCGCTCAGGGGCAGGTTTACTTGTGGGACCAGAAAATCACACCACCCACTGACTCGCGACTTTACGTGGCTGTGGGAGTGGTCAACATCAAGCCTTATGGCACCTCGCGCTCTCAGAATTTGGATGGGTCGGTCACGCAGCAAATCAACTTTGCCGGGCCGGTGAGCATCGACATTTTCAGTCGCGGGCCAGATGCTCGCGATAGGAAAGAAGAAATAATTTTGGCGCTCAACAGTATTTACAGCGAGAGCCAATGTGAGGTAAACTCGTTATATATCGCTCCAATTAGTAGTAACTTCGCAAATCTGTCCGAGTTGGACGGGCCTGCGATCCCATACCGATTCAATATATCGGTGGTGATTAAGTACGTCTCCACCAAGACGGTAATGGTGCCGTACTTCAATACTTTCAGTCCGCCTACAACGACACAGGGAGAATAAGAGATGGCTAACAACCTTTCGCTCAACAACGTACTGAACGTATCGGTAGCCACGCCGCAGACAGGCGTCGGCAATCCGAATACGTCCATCATCGCGCTCTTCACGCGTGAGGCGTATGCGGCCACGTTCGGCCTTCTCGGATACAAAATCTACTACGGCTCGGCTGGGGTAGGCGTTGACTTCGGCACCGCCTCCAACACATTCGCTATGGCTACGGAGATTTTCACGCCACAGCCGAACATCCTGGCGAACGGCGGCTACCTGGTAGTCATCCCGTTCCTGACCCCTGCCCAGGACCAACAGGTTTCGGTCACTTTCCCTGGCGTCCCGGTCAGCGGCACCTGGTACATGGGCTATAACGCCAACACCAATCTCACTTCGGCGCTCACTGCTACTGAGACTGCGGCAGCATTGCAGACCGCACTTCAGTCGCTTACCGGCATCAGCTCGGCCACTGCGACAGGCAGCATGGCAGCCGGATTCGCGGTCAATTCGCAGGTGAGCGGCGTTGGGCATCCGTTCTTCGTTGGCAGCAAGTACACCTACACCGTCACTTCTGCCAGCACGACTGCCGGTGATACGTACACGGATTCGCTTGGAAACGTGTTCACTACCGAAGCGACCATCGCTTCGCAGACCACCCTGGTCACTTACGGCACTGGAACGCCTCCGGCCTCCGGCACCTTGACGAAGGTTGCGGGCGCGGGAGACTCGACCATCACCTATTCGGCCTACGTCACGATGGTTGACGCGAATGGAAACGTGGTCAATCCGGTGCTTACCGTGACAGTCCCCGGCTCTACTGGCGAAACGCTCGACCAGGCTATCATCCGCACGCAGCCGCTCGTTGCGTACTTCGGATTGATGGCAGCGGAAATCGCCTCTTCGATCATCACGCAGGCGTCGGCCCGGTACATCCAAACCCAGAATCTCATCGGATTCTTCGTCTCGTACACCTCTTCGGACATGCAGAGCGGTGGGATGTTCTACCAGATCCAGTCTGCTGGCCTCACTCAGAGCCGGTGCCTGTACTACGATGACGTGACTGCTACGGCTCTCGGCTACATGGCAGGGTACGCATCGTTCCTGTTGTCGGTGAACTACGCTGGAAGCAACACCTGTTTGACGATGAATTTGAAGTCGTTGCCTGGTGTGAATCCAGATCCGAACATCACGCAGACAATCGCCAATATCGCGTCGCTGTGCGGATGCGATATTTACCCGAGCGTCGGTGGGACGCCGAAGGTACTGTGCTACGGAGCGAACGACTTCGCCGACAACCAGACCAACTTGCAAGCGTTCGCGCTTTCAATCAGGACGGCGTACTTCAACGCTCTGGCGACGGTGAACACCAAGATTCCGCAGACCGAAGACGGGATGAACACCATCAAAGGCGCGCTGCAACTGGTGTGCGAACAGTTCGTCACTAACGGATTCATCGCTCCGGGCGTGTGGAACAATCCGACTACGTTCGGGAATCAGGCGTTGCTGCTCTCGAACATCGCTCAGTTCGGATACTACATTTACTCTTCGCCGATTGCCACGCAGTCAGCGGCGGATAGGACGGCTCGTAAAGCACCGCCCATCCAAATCGGAATCAAGTACGCAGGCGCAGAGCACACTGGCTCGGTGGTTGTAAACGTCAATTCTTAAGGAGACATCATGGACTCAGTAGCAATGACAGGAAATGATACCCTCGGGCTCAACGGCACTCTACTGACCGGCCTGGCCGATGGAGATTGCGTTGAGATCACATTCGAAGGCGACATCGCCACGGTGAAGCGCGGTAAAAATGGAAACACCATTTACGCGCTCAACGAGGCGGGAATGGTCGCCGCAGTCAAAATCCGAACGATTTTGGGCGGGATGGCCGATAAGTTCATGAACGGTCTTCTCTCGTCACAGCGAGCCAACTTCGCAGGCTTTCCGTTAATGACCGGCAAGTTTGTGAAGAAAGTCGGCGACGGCACTGGCGTAATTACCACTATCACCTACCCTCTCAGGGGTGGTATATTCACCAAAAATGTCGGTGGAGCCAACAACGTCGAAGGGGATATCAAGGGTGGTATCGCCGAGTACATGCTGAAATTCAGCAATGCTCCCCGCGCTATTGGGCAGTAATTTATGGCAGGTAGAGATTTAAAGTTGCCGAGCGGCAGAACACTTCACATTCAAGTCGCTCCATTCAGGCCCGCGAAGGCGCTGTACCAAGCCTTCGCGGAGGAATGCAAAACGCTGAAGATGGACCCTGAGTCTGAATTGGATGCCAATCTGTTCAAGGATTTACTCTGCACGGCACTCGCGTCGAAGAAAATCGAAGGTTGCATATGGGACTGTTTCAAGACCGTCACCATTGACGACCTGAAGATTGACGACGACTCGTTCGAGCCGGTAGAGGCCAGGGATGACTACTTTACCGTGTGCTTGGAGGTGGCACGCGATAACTTACTCCCTTTTGCGAAAAGCCTCTTGCAACAGTACTCAGCAGTACTGGGGAAAGTAAAAAGCTCCCTCGTACCCAAATAGCTGACGAGCCAATACTGATTTTCTTCCGCTTGTCAAAGGCCGGTTACGGCTCTCTGAAAGAGATGGAAGAGATGGATGCAAGAGCGGTGATACAGGCTTTGGGCTACGAGACATTCACCTCCGACTATGAGGCTGCGTACATGGAGTTGAACAAATGAAAATCGCAGACCTCTTCATCGGCCTGAAAATAGACGGTGACAACAAGGCTGTCCAAGCCTTGACCGGAATCAAGCGCATACTTACCGACGTGACTGCCAAGGGATTGGCTACGAAAGCCGCAATCCTCGGGGTAGTGTACGGCCTCGAAAAACTCACTTCTGAATCAGGCAAATTCGGAAACAAACTCACCAATCAATCTTTGCTCACCGGGATGGACACCACCAAAATCCAACAGTGGGGAGAGTACTTTCGTAAGAGCGGTGGTGACGCCGAAGATGCCGCCTCGTCGTTATTTGCCGCGCAAAAGATAATGACCGACATTAAAGAAGGCAACGGCGTGCCGATTGGCGTCGCTGCCGTCAGTCGGGATTCTCATTTTGATTTACTCAGTCACTTGGATGACCCGGCTGCAATCGCCGAAGCAGTCATAAAATATATTCGCACAACTAAGGACGCTATCGGCATCGCGAACATGAATGCCGAATCACTCGGATTCACCCCCGGTGCGATTGCCGTACTCCGAAAGAACGGCGAGGATATCAACGCAATCACCGCTAACATTGCGTCTCACGGCGAATTGAATCGGCTTGATAGGGTGTACGTGGCGTGGTCCAACTTCAATAAGCAATGGGAGCACATCCGAAATGCGTTGACTGCGAAGTTTGGCATGGGCGCGGTTGACGAGATATCGAATGCGATGACTCTGTTCTCTGGATGGATTTTAGTTCTAGCGAAGTTGGACACCAAAATTCACGTCTTCAGAGATTTGGGTGTTGTGCTCATACCGCTCGCTGCCGCAATCGCAGCAGCAGGCGCTCCGCTTACGGCTTTCTCGTTGTTGATTGTGGGTATCATTTTCCTGATGGGTGAGTGGCAAAAGCACAAGATGAATCAGGCGTCTATTTTCGGAGACAAGAACGTCATCTCCGAGATGAAAGATTACATGATTGGCAAGGACGGAAAAGAAGGTGCTCTTCAAAAAGGTGGGCACTCTTTGAAGAAGTTGCTCACCACTCTGCCGACATCCAATGAGATGGCTGCATGGAACGCGGCTAACGCGGCAGTACCGGCGCAGCCAGTATCCGCGCCCGCCTCCACGACTACTAACAACCATGCAACTGTTCACCAGGTCAATCACGGCGTGAAGGATGCGAAAGAGACTGTGCATCCACTCAAACGTGCGACGATGAATGCTCTCCAATCCATTTCCACAAAGGATCAGGCCGACTAATGGGCGCATCACTTTCCACAGTTAGCTCGACGACTACCGGGGTATCAGGGATACTCATGGCAGTGCCGCAGATTTTCGGGCTGATCAGCAGCTCCCCCGGAAACACAATCGGATATCAGCCGACGTTGCAGAACGGGCTGCCCATCAATCCGCCTGCCATTATTTTCCAGTACGAAGGTGAGCAGACGGTCACGCTCGACTCCGACATCACCGACCACTGGACAGAGAATAACTCGACGATACAGGATCAAATCGCCTTGCACCCAGAGGCTATTTCCACGCACGGATTCGTCGGTGAATTGACAGACGCTCCACCGAACGCGCTGTTGGCGGCCTTGCAAATCGCGGCGAACACACTCACTATCATCCCTGGCCTCGCGCCTCAATTCACACTGGCGGCGATTGAGCAATACAACGCGGCCTTGTACGCATACCAGGTTGCACAGAACGCTACCAACGCGCTCGTATCTGCGTTCAGTACCGTGTCCGGCAGTGGCGAGGCGGTGATTGGGAGTAATGGGATTAGCAATGCGTCCGGCTTCAACGGCGTCGGCAAGAACACGATTGCCAGCAGCCAAGGCAAACAGCAGATTTATTTCCAGCAGTTTTATGGATACCGAGCTAATCGCGTTCTCTTTACGATACAGACGCCGTGGGCGGTCTTTCAGAATTGCGCAATCAAATCATTGCGAGCTATTCAGGACGCAGAGACAAAGATGGTCACTGACTTCGAGGTGACGTTCAAGACGATTCGATTTGCCAGCACCACAACTACCGGGAGTCAGTTCGCGGCGAATCCGAATAGTAGATTGGCTGGGCAGTTGGCGGCGAGTTCCCCGGTGAATAACGGAAATGTGAACGCGGCGAATGCGGCAGCACAACCCACCCCTCCAAATGGGGTATTACAACACTTTCAACCGAACGCATAAATGTACGCACTAAGCAACATTACCGACGACTACGCTCAGACCCAGAACATAGTTCTGCCTGACGGCACGCAGATTTTGATGACGGTGTATTTCATCCAGCAGCAATACGGGTGGTTCATCACGTCGCTCGCGTATGAGGCATTCTTGCTCCAGGGATATCGGATAACGAATAGCCCGAACATGCTCCACCAATACCGCAACCTCATACCATTCGGATTGGCCTGCTATTCGGCAAACGACCGCGAGCCGTCGCAGCTACAAGATTTCTCATCTGGCGCATCACAACTCTTTGTACTCACCCCTGCCGAGGTGCAGGCGTACACGGACTTCTTAAATGGCAACTAACAAATTCGGCAGAAATTATGCGCTTGCCGTAGCGTCGAACATCGACCCGACGAAGTACATCAACGTTGCGCCTCCGTTCACCTTGCAATTCGATATCAACCGCAGTGTGAACGGCTCTCTCAATACCGCCAACCTGAAGGTGATCAACCTAAATCCAGACACCAGAAACAGGATGCTGAAGGATTTCTACGACACCAGCCAACGGAATGGGCAGCGGCGGGTTATCCTCCAGGCCGGATACGGCAATGGGTTTCTGCCGACGATATTCTACGGCACCATTCAGCGGTGCTATTCATTTCGCCAGGGGACTGAGTACATCACTGAGATCACCGGACAGACCGGAAACTACGCGACGAATTTCGCGTGGGACGGTCCTCCATTCGCTGCTGGCACGACCGACGCAGTAGTGCTGGATGCCTTGGTTACATCATTGGCCAGCCAAGCGAAAATGAACAAAGGGTTCATCGGAAACTTTCCGAACAAGTCAATCCGTGGCCGCACATACACTGGGCAGATTGTAGACATCATTCGGGAGATCAGCGGCGCGGCGCTTTTCTTGGATAACAACCAGATAAATGTGCTCAATAACGGCGAGAACGTTCCGGCAGGAACACCCATTCTGATCAACAGCGACATGGGTTTGCTCGGCACGCCTCGACGAGAGGAGAGCAATATGATCATCCCGATATTGTTCAACCCTCAAATCACGCCTGGATGCCTCGTAAATATCCAGAGCAGGACTATCGAGCAGGCTATCACCAGCACGACTACCGCATTGAAATCATTCAACGGCATCACCAAGGTGAACTCAGTACGACACGCTGGCACCATATCAGATGCCGTGTGCGGCGAGGCTCTTACTGAAATTGGCGTGTACATCGGCGTACCAGCGGTGGCATCATGAGCGCGAAAAAGCCATTCAATACTTTGCGGGCAGAGCCGGAGCTGAAGGACTTGCTCGATGTTTTCAAGCGGGATATTTTCCTCACGCTTAATTGTCACGCGCTCGCGACGGTGCAATCGTATAACGATACTAAGCAGACGATTAAGGCAACGATAAATTACAGCAGAACGTTCAGTGACGGATACGGAAATCTGAGCACCAAAAGCTATCCGACATTGGTAGACGTGCCCGTTCTATTCATCGGATATGAAACATTCCCGGTGGCAGCAGGGATGCAGGCGCTCATTCTTTTCAATGACAGAGACATCGACAACTGGTCTGCCAATCCAACTGGTGGCGAATCACCGTCACCAAACTCTTCTCGGTTACATTCGTTCGCTGACGGGCTGGCGCTTATTTTCAATCCAGCTGTTGTGTATGATGCGGCGAGGGCGTTGATTTCTGATGGTACAGCAATGGTTGGCGTGAATACCACCAATCATAAGGTGTACGCAGCGAATGGGACTACTAATTTGAATGCGGTGCTTTCCAATCTTACGTCTACTCTTACGACGTTGGTTTCTTCTATAGCTACCGCTCTGGCCGCAATAACTACTCCTGGCGGCGGACCGGCAGTTGTATCTGCGTGGACCGCAGCGACAACAACTCTTACTGCTGATATAGCAGCGGCGAATATGGCGATTGGAGCGTTGCTAGACACATGATTGTACGCGGACTTGATAGCACTGGTGACTGGCTTTACGGCAAGGGCATCCAAGACTACGCTGCGGGCCTGGCCGCCGTGGAGCAGATGATCTCCACTTCGGTGCAAGAGTTTCTGGGGGAGTGCTGGTTCGCAATCACGGATGGGATAGACTGGAATAACCTACTTGGCAAGAACAATCAATTGGCTATCAATCTAGCGGTCAGTGCGTGT